GTAAAAAGTGATCAACAGACTTCTCAGTCAATCGATTCTGATTATAATGTGGTTTTTGCACGTGCTCGAACATAAATTTCGATAACTCAGCAAACGACATAACAGAAACATCAGCCGAAGCAACGTAAGTGTTCTTCATTTTGTCCCAATAATAAGGAGCAGAAACTGCACCTGTACTAATATAGCTACGCACACGAAAATCATGTAAATCATGATTAGCGTAACCATCATCTGATAAATCACCACGTAATTGGGTGCTACCAGGTTTACAATATTCAGGTTTAACAGAAATCTCAATAAAGATGAAGCGTCTAAATGCTCCACCTTCTTTGCGAAAAATTTTGCTAATTCCAGCATCATATGTGTTAGTTGTTGCAATAACATACTTACATAAAAAGGGAATCATCCCTTTATCTTCTAATGCTGCCTGATTTGTAATGTACGGAATGGGGTTAATTAGGTAAATGGCCTTCGCCATAGCACCTCCTTTCTTCTGTACGTTAATTTCATCTTTAAATTGATCAACATCATCAATAACGCATACTTCATGTGAAACTTTAAATTCAGAAAAGTAATCATCATCTTCGTTATACATATATTTAAGAGATTGATCATAGCTCTTACCTTCACCTTTAATAAAACGCTCATTTTCATAAGCACAGTGAAGAAATTTATCTATAAGAGCGCTCTTACCAATGCCAGGTGTGCCATAAAAGCAAATGCCTATAGGAGCCTCCCTATGAGACTCGACATGCAACTTATCCATAGCACGTAATTTAAAACGATTTAAGGAATTTTGTTGATTAGTCAAAAGACTAAGTTTAAAGCGATCTTTCTTAAAATAAGCAATAAGCTTCTTTCCACGCTCTATCGTTACGTCGCATTTGGTAAGATAATCGCGAACTGACATAGTACTTGCCATTGAGCTAGGCAAATCACTATAATGTGATAAAAGGGTAAAATCCCTATCGTACTCTACGATTTCTTGATCATCGAGAAAAAATGATGAACGATCGCCAGTTTCGCAATAATGGGCTATTTTATCAGTTATGTATATAGCACCTTCAACAATAGCAACAGCTAATTCGACAGGATGCTTATTATGGTATCGACGTACTAATTTTTCATGGTAAATATCTGTGAAACCAAAAAAAGTACTGTCAATACCCATATTGACAAAAAAAGGTGTGCATATAACTAAAGAGCAAAAAGCCCCAAACTTATTAGCAAAATCACTGTCCACAACTTTGTCTTTATGAGACAAGGCTGACTTAATATCCTCCAAAAACTTTTTAAAATTAAATTTAGAAAGTTTATCTCCACTTTGGACTGCAACACGATTCCTGCGAAGAAATCTATTTATTTGCTGTGGAGGGTTAGAATAAAAAGTGTGAACACCCAATGTCATAGCCATAAATACCAATATATATTTTTGATATTTAAGAACAAATTGGCTATAAGACAAATTAAGCACATCACGAAAATAAGAATAAATGGCAGCTAAAAAACTAGTCATACCATTACACTCTTTCAATCTAACAAATAGATTACCGTGTGCGCAAATGAGATCAAATACGTTAATATCTTTTGAACCGAAAACGCCTCTAAAAGATTTTGTGTACTTGAAATTTTCCAAAAACTCGGAAATTTTGGACATATCATGCCCAAATAAATCATGGAAAACACTGCTATCGTTCTCCGATAGACTAATGCTCTCATTATCACTGTCTGGTTTATCCAGACTGTGTGGTGAGGATTTAAAAGGTTTCCTCAAACCGTCGACAATGTTATTATACATGCCGTCGTTATTTATAGTCCGGGAGGACTCAATAAACCCCTTTCACGCAGGGGATACGCACTATAAAATGAATAGTGTCTAATGCTCTAGCTGTCATACGGTACGATTCATCGAGCAATCGTCAATTTTAACAATGACACCGCCGTGACTATTAAATTCACGGACTACTACACGAATGTAGTAATAAAAAAAGGGGGAAACATTTGCCCTCGAGAAGGCTAGTATAAGCAAATAAGACTCGTCAGGAGAGTCAAACAATTCTCAAGCAAGATTACGAAAATCTAAAAACATCCTGCTAGACAAACTCCAACATAATCTCACACAAGATCATGAAAGAGATTTGAAAAATCAATAGACATTTAGCTAACGCCTTAAATGAAACTTGCGTGAACATTCCTGAACATAGAAATATAAAACTTACCCAGCATAATGCGGGACGGCTGTTGAGACCGCAGCTTAAAAGTTCGTACAGATCAAAA